TAATCCCGTTTTCAGCCTCGCGGCCGGCAGCCATACGGCGCGCATGCTCGAGCGCCCTCGTGTGGATCTGCGCGATACGAGACTCGGTCAGGCCCAGGCGGTCGCCGATCTCGTGCAGCTTTAAGCCCTCGACATAGTACATCTCGCAAACTTGGCGGCCCTGGCCGGCGGGTATAAGAGACAACGCCTGTCTTAACTCTTCGGACTTTTCGACTTCGCACTCTGGCTGCGGGGCATGTTGCAGGTCGAAGAAGCCGAGCTTGTCCGCTTCCCCCGCGTGCCCGGAAACGAGAACGACGTTCTCCTTCTCTCCGGCTTTGATCGCGATGCGCGTATTTCGAGAGACGTGATCGTGCCGGCGGAGCTCGTCTTTCATCTCGCCGAGAATCCGCGGGATTCCACCGGTACTGAAAGCGAGGCCGCGCGCCGGGTCGAATCGGGTGCACCAATCAGCCAGGCCCACAAGCGCCGCGCTGGCGATCGCCGGCTTCAGATCTTCGTTGATGTTGTTACGGTCGGACCACTTCGACGCGATCTTGAGCGCCCATTCTTCGCGCTCCTTGAAAAGCTTCTCCTGGTCTGGCGTGAGCTGCAGCGTCTTCTCACGCTTCACGCGATTATCGGGTTTGACCAGGGCGGCCGGCCGCTGCTGAGGCGCGCGGGCCCGCTGGACTTTTGCGGGGAGCTCGGGAGGGCTCTCTTTCTTGCTCGCCGCGGCGTCTCCCTTCGTCGCGCGAGCTACTCTTTTTTTGAGGGTGTCTCAGCCGGCGGCGGATCCTCGGCGTCGAGGTCCTGGCGCGTCGCTTTTGGTGTTCGGCGCCTCAGAACGTCGCGGACGTCCGCGGCTAGGCCCGGATCGTATTCGTCGAGGAGCGCGAGTTGGTTGCGCAGGATTTTGCGCGCGATCTTCTGACCGACTTCGACTATCGCGTTGTCCATACTGTCGGTTCCTTAGCCAATTCGCCAGGCCTTTCGAAAACGTCCGGAGCGTGGCGATCTGTTGTTTGTTGTGCTTCTCCAGGCACGTCGACGCCGTGCAGACTGGAGGCTTTAGAGTTGCCCAGGCGCATGTCTGACCCAGCTCATCAAGGCATGCTGCGGATTCTGTGCATCCGCAGTAAACGCATTGGAGTTGTGCCTTGGGCCTGGGCATCGTTAAAATTCCCACGGGCGTGGCTCGCCGCTGCATTGCAAATGACTCGAGCCAATCACGGCCGCCGGCTGATGCCGGCTCAAAACCGCTCGCCCGCGAAACCTGCAGGCCTGGCGCTTTCGTTCCAGAATGTAGAGACCCGCCAGGGTGCAGTGGCCGCGGGCCTGGTCATGGGCCCGCGGCGTTGAAGCTATTGATCCAGCAGATCCGCGCGGACGTTCAGCGCCGTGATCGGTTCGTCTTGTTTCGGATTGGCGATCGCCAGGCCGTTGAGGATCTCGATCGCGGCCGGCAGGCTGTCCACAATGGGGACTCCCGGCAGATAGTGAAAGACGTTCGAGGGCTTGCCGAGAATGACGCAGAGCTGGCCGGCTGCGTAGGCCAGGCCGAACTCGACATGGCGGCCGCCGCGGCGCCCTTCGCTGTCCTGCGTTTCGTTGAAGAAGATCAGGACGTCGGAAGCCTGGAGGTCCTCGAGGTCCTCGCGAGCGCAGCGCGCGCGGAACTCATCGGCGCCGGCGCCGTATTCCGTCGCCGGCGTGCGATGATCGGAGTCGGGACGATGCCAGCGACTGGTGACTTCGTGGCCGGCGGCGCGGATCTGTGCGGCCGCGCGTTCGCAGTCGGCTGCGCGTGAGAAACGAGCTGACAGATAGACGTTGAGCATACTCCCCCCGGAGCATTGAGTTTTAATAGCCCGCGGAGAACACCTCCGCGGGCGGCGTCCGTTCGATATTTCGCACCAGGGACACGGAGGTTCCTGATATCGATCGTTCGCCTGAACATCACTGAAAGCGGAACCGTGGACTTGCACCACGATCTCCGGCCTGGCTGGCCGGTGCTCTAACTTGAGCTAGTTCCGCAACCGGCGGTCGCCGGTCAGTCCTTAAAGCGCCACGTGTGAGCGCTCGAGAGCTGCGGGTGATACGAGAGCGACGACTTCCCGATCGTGAGGCCGTCACGACGGAGCGCGATGGGATCGTCGACGTCGAGAACGATCGTCGCGTTGACCGTGAATCGCCCCCAGACACGCGTCACCATCCCGGGGCGGACGTCGCTGTTGCCCAGGTTGACGAGGATCGTGTCGCCGACTTCGGGGACTCGATCCTCCGGTTCCTCGAGCGCGGCCGTCGTCTTTGGCGGCTCCTGCTTAGGCGGTGGCGGCGGCGCGGGCGGTGGCGATGCCGGCGGCGGCGTGGGTTTGCTGTTGAAGTCCGTCGCGGCCGGGCTGGATTCGGGCGGTGCGTCGTTGCCGCCGCCTGGCGCCGGATCTGGATCACTGCTGAACATGGTTCCCTCCTGTGTGTGAGTGTTGGGGATGCCCGAATCTCCCCGTTCGGAGCCGACGGTTTGGACCACGAGGTGGGGCCGCGTGGATGGAGCTGCTTAAAGCGGGCCGAGATCCTCCGGAGGCAACGCCGGCGGCTCGGTGTCGATCAATTCACGGATGGGATCCTCAACGGGGATCTCGGAAGTGCGCGGCGGCGGCTTCCTGCCTTCGCGGAGTTTGTCCTGGGCGGGCCGATCGGCGGTGCCTTCTCGGCAGCCTGAGAGACTGAGCACGAGGCAACAGAGGCCGATCGCGCGGAAGGTGCTTTCGAGAAAGCGCGCCGCAACGTCGTTGCCGTCTACCTTCAAATTCCCGTTGTCATCGACTCGCGGACATGCGCCGTCGTGACACTCGGGCGTCATGTTCCGTGGATGGCTGCAGAGGCCGTCGCCGTCGTTTGCGTGTTCACAGTTGGGAACGGGCCGCACCATCTCGCGCGCGTCGCCGGCGACGATCGCATTCATCCCGATCGGCGTGAGCTCGGCGCGATCGTTGTCTGCGCAGCTGGGATGCAGCCAGTAACCGGCGTCTCTGTGATCGGGCAGGCATCCACGGCGGCCGATGGGCTGCAGACAGATTCTGCAGATCGAAGCGGCGCGGGCGTCGGCTTGTGCGATCGCTTTCGCGGCCGCGGCCGGGACCTGGTCTGCGGGCATTTGAGAGAGTGCGCCGCTTTCCGGCGGTGTCTGCTCTGCGGTCTGTGTGAGCAGCATTGCCAGGCCGCGCGGTCTCTGGCGCTCTTGAATTCGGAGCGCCTGATGCATAGGGTTCTTATCGTCGAAATGAACGGCCATCAGTTTCCCTCCCCACCTGCGGCACACTCCGTGCTTTATTTCTGGGACTCGTGGCGAACTGCATCGCGGCGCGGCGTGGAGTTTTTCCTCCGTCGCTTGCGGCCGTACGTCGTTGTGGATTCCGCGGCGCGGGATGCGCCGTGGGGAGAGACGGAGAACTCGCCGCGCTCGATGGCGTCGGCCTCGAGGCGCGTGAGACGAGCCTTGATGCGGTTCATGTCCGCTTCGAGCTCGGGGACGGTCTTCGTGGGAAGAGGTTTTTGTTTCATGACGGCGGGTTTAGCGCCGAAAGTAGAAGGGTCAAGACCTTTTCGAGACAAAGCTGTGATCGTGTCTAAAATGAGATAAACCGTAGGGACCTCAGGAGAAAAAAGATGCCAGCAAGAATCGCGTCGTTAAAAGAAATCGGCGAGGCCTTGGAGAAAGCGCTTAGCGCCGCAGGTAAATCGCCATCCGAGGCCGTTACCGCGGCGGATCCGGGCGTCAGCGTCAAGAGCTGGTATCGCTATGTAAATGGCGAGCAGGAGGGTGGCGTCCGTGGCGTGACGCAAATCGCGCTCGGTCTGGGGCTGGATCCAAACACACTGCTGCTGCGAGATCAGGAGCGGTTGTCTGACGAAGATGAGATCGAGCTGCTGCGGGTGCGCGCTTTATTGATCGAACTGCGGAAGATGTACGTCGGGCCGACGAGTCCGATTCGCGTCGTGGCTCAAGGCTTGGCTGAGTCGATCCGAATGAGCTACGAGAAGGCTGGCGTCGAGCCGCCGGCGATAGTTCACAGTTCGGCGACGCTTCCGATCGGGACGCAGATCCGACAGCCAGAGCCAGGCGTGAAGACGTTCGAGCCTCCGCCGGCCGATGAAGGGAAGGCGAAGCGGAAGCGCAAAGCGGAGTGATATCAGCGCGGGGGATGACGTATGGAAGAGCGAGAGAAAATTGCATGGGCCGCAGTGGCGATCGCCGTGATTGCGGCGGTTTTCTTCGGTGCGTTGTGGATGCAAGGGCCGGCGGTACGCACGGTAGAAAAGCCCGTCGAGAAGATCGTTGAGAAGCGCGTCGAAGTTCCGGTCCAGGTGCAGGGACCAGAGATTGAGAGAGTTGTATATCGCGAATCAGAAGCGAAGGAGCCGAGCTTTAAAGACGCCTTTACCGCGTTGATGAAGCACGCCGAGATCACGGATGCACTCAAAGGCGCGGGCGCCGTACGGATTCACGTCAGTGCGCAAGACGAAAAGAAGAAGCTCGACTTGGACGCGTTGCAAACCAAGGCCGAGTTGCGTTTAAGGTCGCTATCGATCCCGGTCTCGAAGTCAGGCGTCAAAGAAAAGCACTGCGTCGTCGCGGTTCGCTTTCTTTGTTTATGGTCGCAGGACAACACCTTCTGCTCTTACCACGCCGAAGTATCCGCCAGTGTGCCATGCCTCTCAATGGATCTAGTCGCTGAAAAGGTCAACCTTCAAACTGACGCCATCGTATGGCACCGTGGGTACATCGCGCACTGTGGCTCGCTCAAGTTCGAGGACGCGGTAGGCAAACTAGCTGAGACACTGGTCGACGAATTCGCAAACGATTATCTCGCCGCCAACCCTAAAAAGTGAGGACCGCCCCCCATGACGAATGCAGAATTTAAGATGCTCCTCGAGCGCCAGGAGACCGCAAAGCAGGACCTGATCGTACATGTGAACGGAGCGCCTCAGGGTCTCCGGATATCGCCGTCGCTGCGAGAGTCTACGCTACTCGTCGGCGGCAACATCTGGCTTATTCCGCATTCGCACGGCTACGGCATGTACATCGACGTTACGCAGGTCGCGTGCGTTCAAATCTCGAACGCGAACAACGCGCGCCAGGATGCGGCAATCGCAACCGACGAGGCCTAGCCCGCACCTGTGCAACTGTAGCACGATGCTGGAATTTCGTGCTACCGTAGACTCGTCCGTGGTACGATACCTCAATCATCATGGTTCCGCTGCCGGTGGCATCTGCTGCGCCGGCTGCCGAGGCACTGCCTGGAGGGGGCGGCCGCCGTTCGCTGGTTAAGGCTCGGGTCATGGCCGCCGAGCTTAAGTGCGATGTCGTTACCTTACGACGCTACCGCAAGAACGGAACCCTCACCGGCGCCGCAGTCGTAAAGCCTCCTGGCAGCCGCATGCTCCTCTACGATCGGGACGAGGTACTGCGCCAGCTCCAAGAGCGGCGCCGCGTTTCGCGCGACATGGCGAAGATCCGCGCGCTCGAGGTCGAGAGGATGCACCGCCTCTTCGAGGGCACGGTCTGAGCCGCTCCGTATCACACATTCATCACACAATTTGAACCGACAGGAAGCGACACACGGCGACAACGGTCTCCGGAGCCTCGTTTCGTAGCGTAGTTTCAGAACGTTCCCGTTCTGAAATCCCGCGAGGGCTTGCACATGCAGACCACGTCACAGCCGGCAGCCGCGGCGCTGCCTGAGCTCGACGCCACGATCGACAAGATCGCGGATCTGCAGCTCCAATACAAAGCGCTCGAGTCCCAGATCGAGGCGGAGAAGGCCAAGGCCCGCGAGCTCATGCGCCAGGCGAAGGTCATTCGCCAGGTGACGGCCGCCGGCGCCGAGGCGCTCGTCATTGAAACGACGAAGCGCCTTTGGCGTGTCGAGGATCTGAAGCAATACCTCACCCCAAAACAGTTCAAGGTTTTCTGTCCGCCAACGCCGAAGGTTGCGGACCTGGGCAAGGCGCTCGATTCCAAGGATCCGGAGCTCGCGCCCAAGCTGAGGAAGTGTTTCGAGGCGGTACCCGGCGAATCGTTCACCGTGCGGCCGGGCCCGGACAGGTCCGCCGTGATGGCCGGCGCTGCTGTCCAGGCCGCGGCGAAACCGAAGATCAAGGGAGACCCGCCGAACCTGTTCGGCGGTGGATAGGACTTCCGGCTGTCCTTGCGGCGGGGGAGCCGAGCGCGGCCGTTGGCTGCCTGCTTCTGCCGCCGGCAGCCGCGGCCCGCACTACAGGAGAGGTTATGCATCGGATCGTACACGTTTCTTTCTCTGTATCTGACGTGCTCTCGGATGATCCTGAGAAGGGCATGGCTCGCGGCCCGAGCACAAACGAGTCGATCGCGCTCAACTTCTCGATCGATGCCATGGCGGATCCGCACACCACAGCGATCGCGCGCCTGAGCGAAGCGCTGGGCGTGCACCAGGTCGCGCCGGTGTGCGACAAAGCGCCGAATGGCTGGAATTGTTCGCGTGATGCGGGTCACGGCGGGCCTTGCGCCGCGAGCCCGGCGCCGGAGGCGCCTACGCTCCTGAACTTTGGCGCCGCGCTGCGCCGTTTGCGGCAGGGGATGAAGCTGCGCCGCTCTGGCTGGAACGGCCGCGGCATGTGGATCGCGCTGCAGGTCCCCGACCCCAACTCCAAGATGACGCACCCTTACGTGTACATCGAGTACCCGAAGGGGCACCCGGCGTATCCGGACGGCCAGCGCGTTCCGTGGCTCGCGTCGCAGACCGATCTCCTGGCGGAGGATTGGGAAGTCGTTTCCTGATCCAGCCAGGCCAACACCTCACGCGCGGAGATCTCGACCGTATGGACAAAGACAATTCGCCGGCGCCACCCGTACAGGTGCCGGCGATCCCTGAGCCGACGCTCGAGTACGTGATCCCCGAGGCGATGCGGAAGCGCCTCGAGAACGATTTCACGCATCACCCGCCGAAGGGCGACCAGGCGGCGCGATACGTGAAGATCCGCAACATGGCCAAGGAGCTCGCGTTCTTCATCTGTGCGAAGACTCCGCCCGGGCGCGAGCAGTCCGCGGCGCTCTCGCATCTGGAGCAAGCCGTCTTTTTAGCCAACGCGGCGATCGCGCGCGGCGAGTAGTCGGGAGTTTTCTCCGATGCTGCACAGGGAGCTGACCCTGCTCATCACTGGCGACGCCTATGCATGGCGCGTGGACTGTGACCGCTGCGGAGACAAAGGGCCCCTGGTCTCAACGTGTGAGTTCGACGCGTTTACTGCGGCGCTGAACGTGAATGGAACAGTCTCGCGATGCGAGACAACAAAGACGGGCGTCGTGGTGCTTCACATCTGCGGCAAGTGCCGGCAAGCAACGAAAGCAACGCCGCCGGCGGCGAGGATTCAAGCATGAGTGCCAAGAGCCGCTCGCAACCATTCGATCGAACGCGCCGGCGGTACTGCGTGCCGCATGTTCCGTTCTATAAGAGCCGCCGCGGCTGGCATCCACACGGCACGCGGGTCCAGGCGATGGCTATGCAGAAAGACGTGGAGAGCGGCGCGATCCCTGAGCGCCTGGTTGTGAAGCCGTGCACTCCGGAGGAGCTGGCCGAGTGGCGGATCCGCGGCGTGCTCATGGGCCTGGGGATTGTCATCGGCGCCGGAGGTGGGCGACGGTGACGCTCACGATCTGCACGCCTGGCTTTGTACTGTTGTTGTTGTGTGTGTTGCTGATCGGCTGTTGGCTGCGTGACTGGAGGCGCCTCAAGTGAACCTGGAGACGACACCGATGATCGGCGGGCGCGCTGGACGCCTTGCAAAGGGGCGATCGTTGACGCTCTGGATCAACTGCGTCGAGACGACGGCTAAGACGCCGAAAGGCAACGGCCGCACGCTGACTGACGACATGGCGCAGAGGATCCAAGCGGCGTCGATCGAGGCCGCGATGGCGACCGGCTGGTTTAAGTCGATCGAGGAGCTTGCCGGCCGCGAGTTTGTCGAGCTGTATCCGGAGAGCTCCAATCCGCAGATTGCTATGCGTTCGCTGATTGCGCTCGAGAAATACCTGGAGCTCGCTCCCGATCGGGAGGCGATGCTTCCCTGGCGTAAGTTTGCGAAGGCTGCGCGATCGCGCCTGATGGAAGGTCTCCCGATCAATCGCGAGATGGCACGCGCGGAAGACGCAGCGCGGCTCGAGGCTGCCGGCGGAGACGAGCCGCTCACGTTCAAGGGCGTGCCGATCGAATGGACCAAGCCGCGTGAAGGCGAGGCTCCGGATCCAGGAGTAACACCGCCGGCGGTGGGTTCGGAGGGTGCTCCCCAGCAACCCAGCCTCAACGCGAATCTGGACACGCCGCCGGCGGCGCCTGCAGGCGGTGAACCTGCAGCCGCTCCCGCGGCGCCGGCGCCGGCGTCATTTCACGGCGGCCCGCTGCACGGCCAGGAGCGGCCGCTGCAGCCGAAGAGTACGAGCTGCACCGTTGTTCAGATGGGCGACCAGGCGCCCGAGATCGTCGAAGAGTCAGAGCGGAAGATCGAATTCAACACCGCGGTCGCGATCGCGGAAGACGCCAACAAACACGCGGACACATCGAAACCAAACACGCTTATCACGGCCGTCGCCGTCTACGGCCGCAACGCGCGCGGTGTGTTCGAGTGCCTGGGGAAGAAGAAGCTCAAGAAGTAGACGGGGGGACACCTTGACGCGCGTCTATTGCGATCGCTGCCGCGGCGAGCTGCAGCCCTGGATCGGCGGCCTGGCGACGTCGGGCCCCTACGCGGTTCACGTGACGTTTTCCTTTGCGAAGTCCGACGGTTCGGGCGCTCGGCCCGATCTGTGCGTTGAGTGCGTGAAGTTGATTGTCAGCGAAGGAGCGTTCACTGCACACGTCACGCCCGCAGCCGTCGCGGTGAAGGCTGCGAAGGATCCGCGGGTTGAGGCGGAGCTGCGCACGCTGGTCGACCTTGAGCGTGAGGCGGACGAACGCGAACGGAAGCGACGCAATGCCGCGCAAAAAGACCATCCGAAAAGTTAAGTTTGCGCAAGCCGTCTTCGCCGGCAAGACGCAGGCCCAGGCCGCGCGCGCTGCAGGCTGTGCACCCGGCGCCGGCCTCGAGGCCCAGGCGTCGCGCCTGATGCATGATCCGGAAGTCGTCGCAGAGATCGACAGGCTCAGAAAAGAGCATGAGGCAAAAGCGGTCGCGACACGGCAAGAGATCCTCGAGACGTTGACGCGACACCTCCGCGGGGACCTGTCGCAGTTTGTGGATGCGAAGGGTCGGGTCTCTTTGCAGAAGGCGCTGAGGGCGAAACAATTCGCGCAGCTCGAGTCGCTCAACATCACGGTCGATGGCATCAAATTAAAACTTCACTCCGTGCAGGGCGCCGCCGAACGCCTGGCGCGGCTGCTTGGACTGAATGCTCCCGAGAAGATCAATCTCACCCGGGCGGTCGAATCCATGACAGAGGCTGAGCTCATGGCCGAGCTCGCGAAACTCGAGGGCAACAACGATGGAAGCAGAGAACCCGTCTCCGTCTGAAGGCACCGCCGGCGGCTCATGCGGAAAGACAGCCGCCCTTCCGAAAATGTCGGAGTTCCCGCAGTTTGGCGAGCTGAAGATCGCGCCGCTCGATCCTCCCGAATGGGAGAAACTGCGGAAGTTATTCGTCGACACCTCCGGCATTCCGCAAAGCGTCTCGCCTGACGACGTGCGCCGGCTGATGGCAACGGTCGAGATCCTGACCGAGGTCAACGTCGCGGCGATGATTGAGAACACGAACCTCGCCGCAGCCTGTGCGCAGCTCGAGGCAGAGACTGCCGCGGCGCGCGCCAAGAAGCGCATGGCGGAGGAGATCCTCGCCGCGATCTGCAAAGACAACGGCGGCCGCATCGAGATCTCGCGCCTGGCGTGTGCGGCAGTCCCGCAGCAATTCGTCTTTCAGAAGAACATCCATCCAGGTACCGGCGCTGTGACATTAATTTTGCGAGAGGGGCAACTCATAGGAGCGAAGGCCCCGCGCAATGGAAAGCACGCCGAACGTCCACGCCCTACGCCGCCGGGTTGAGCTCCTGAAGGAGCTGCTACTGCGGCGCGCGGATCCGCTGCTCAAAGCGTATGACGGCCTCACGCCGCGGCAGAAGGCTTTCGTCGGTGCGACGCAGCGCGAGAAAGTCGCGGAGGGTGGCAATCAGAGCGGCAAGTCCTGGTCAACCTGCATCGACTTCTGTCTTGGCCTGGCGGGCAAACACCCGACGCGGAAGCGCCGCGGCGCAGGCGCCTGGCGTGGATGGTACTCGACCACAACATACGATCGATTTGCGGAGCAGGCCTGGGGACATTTCAAGGCCTTGCTACTGTTCCCCGGCGAGAGCGTCCACAAGCTGCCGACGAGGCGGATCCTGAATATCGGATGGGATGCGCGTTACCCGGAAACGCCGACGTATCTGAAGGTCCTCCAGGATGACGGCGAAATTGCCGAGGCCTGGATCAAATCCTTCAAGCAAGGGCGCGAGGAATTCCAGGCCGCGGAGGTCGACGTCCTCGCCATCGATGAGGAGTGCCCGACCGAGATCTACGAGGAAGCGCAGCCGCGACTGCTCAAACGCAACGGGCAGATCGTTGTCGCTGCTACGCCGGTTACCGGCGTGAAGTGGCTTCAGGATCTGCGCGACTCGGCGGAGAGCGATCGGAAACACATCTTCCATACGCGTTTCCCGACGTACGAGAACCCAGGCCTCACGGCAGAGGCCATCGCCGGCATGATGGCCAAATGCAAGGCGCGGCCGGATCTCTTCAAGCTGCGCATGGAAGGGCATCCCGTCGTCGATGAAGGGCGCATTTATCCGGACTCGATCTGGAATCCTGAAGGCGGCGGCCGCATCGTCGCGCCGTTCTCTATCCCGCACGATTGGACGCGCTTCCGGTCGATCGACCACGGCGTGCACACCGTCGCTGCGCTCTGGGCGGCTGTGGCGCCTGGCTCAAAGAAGATCGTCGTCTATCGCGAGTACTACGGTCGGGACGTGACGCCGGCGGTCGAGGGCAACGCGCTCAACATTCTGCGCCTCAGCCTCCTGGATGGTGGCGAGAAGCGCTACGCGGCGCGGTGGATTGATCCCGCGACTCTGGGATCTGGCCAGGAGACGGGCGAGCGTTTGATCGATATCTGGAATCGATCCGGCTACTGCATCCGGTGTGAGAACACGGAGGCCTCGGCGCGGGATCCGCGGCGCTGCGCTGCCTGTGGCTCTGAACGTGTGACGATCGACGTCGACCCGGCTCCGGACAATCGCGTCGAGTCTGGCATCGAGAAGGTTCGCGAACTGCTGCTCGAGCGAGCCCCAGACGGCTCTCCGCTCCTGGTCTTCTTCGACAACTTGGCCAACCTGTTTGCAGAGCGCCGGGAGTACGGCCGGCACGAGCCGGATCCGGACAAGGGCGACGCTGATGATCGCAAGCGAAAGCCGATCAAGCGTAACGACCATCTCCTCGACAATCTGCGCTACCTGATCGCTGCGGGCCTGGCGTGGAAGCCGCCGGCGGCGCCGCCGCCTCCGGACGGCAGCCTGGCGCGGAAGATGTGGGAGAAGCGCAAGGAGAACGCGGCACGCGCGCGCGGTGAGGCAGACTAATGGCTCAGGCCTTGCGAAGCGGCAAGGCCTATGGATACGGGGAAGGCAAATGCCGAGACGCCAGCATCGGAGCCCGCGGAAGCGGGACCGGTGCTGCGTCTACCCGATGACAACCGCGCCCTCGACCGCATTTGCGACGCCGCCTCTCGACACTTCAAGGAATGCCAGGAACAGACCGAGCAGCTCGTCGACGAGTACCGCTACGGCTACCACGGCGGCCCCGACAAGGGTAAAGACAGCAAGACCGAGAAGCCGACGGGCAACGAACGCGTCCAGGCAAACCTCACCTTTTCGCACGTCAACGTCCAACGCGCCGAGCTCTACACGTACGAGCCTGGGATTGAAGTAGATCCGCGGGACATGGCCGGCGCCGCAGATGACAGTTTCTCTGTGCTCGTGCGCCTGGGCGTCTTTGCTTCGATCGATGAAGCGAAGCGCGCGTACGCAGATGCTATGGAGGACATGCTCAAGCACACCTACCATCGCGGCTCAACGCAGGAGGAAAACGAGGCCGCCGTCTTCGACGCACAGACCCGCGGCCTGGGGATCACAAAAGAGAGCTTCGATCCGCTGCGAGGCATGGACCGATCGGACCGTCTCTGGAGGCACGAAGTCTACTTCGACCCTCACGCGCGGCATTCGATGCGGCAGTGCGGTTACGTGATCCACACCTGCACAAAGCCGATCTGGGAAGCGCGCGATTTCTTCGATGCCCAGGGCATCACGAAGATCAATCCGAATTACGCAATGCGGGACAGCAAAGGGCTCGACGGCCGCGGCCATTGCTCTCCGGAAGACGACAGCGACAAAGATCTTTACCGATTCCACGAAATGTGGCTCCGCGACTCGGATAAGCGCTGGCTCATCTACAAAGACGCGATCACGAAGAAGACGCTGCTCAAGCGGCCCTGGCCGTTCGAGCTCGAGATCGACGACTTCCCATTTTCGACGCTCGCCTTCAATCGCCAGTACGTGAACCTCCGCGACTCTTTCTCCGAGCTCGAGGTGATCGCAACGCTGCGCCGCGCGTACGATCGGCTTGTAAGATTCCTGGACGAACAGACGCACCGCTCGATCGCAAAGAAGATCCTGGTCGACGCCGGCATTGATCCCCAAGTCCTCGAGAAGATCAAAAACTCGAAGACGATGGAGATCATCGAGTGCAAGACACTCGGCAAAGGCCTGGCGAATGTCGTCCAGGTCCTCGATCTCAACACTCCAAACGACGTCACAGCTCAGACCGCGGTTTTCCTGAAGCAGCTCGCCGACGAGATCACCGGCCTGGACGAGATCATCCGCGGCGCGTCAGCTCGCGACGATGTGACCGCGACGGAGGCGGACATACGCGAGAACAACGCGCAGCGCCGCTCAGCGGTGCGCGCGATCATGCTCGATCGATTCCTCATCACGCAGTGTAGACACCGCGCCCAGATCGGCCGCCAGCTCATTACTCCCGACCTGGTGCGCAAGGTTGCCGGCGACAAGGCCGCCCTGCTCTGGAGCCTCGAGGCCTCCAGCGCTGAGGATTTCGTCGCGCAGTACACCGTCGGAATCGCGGCCGGATCCACCGGGCAGCGCGCGCGGCGCGAGAAACTCGATCGGATGGAGCGACTCCGCCAGGCTGGACACCAGGAGAACCAGGCTCTCATCGGCACCGGGCGGCCGCCGGCCGTCGACACTCTCCAGATCATGCGCGAGCAGGCTCGCGAGGACAACATTCGCAACGTTGACCGCTTTATGCTGCCTGGCGCGCAAGCGCCTATGGCCGTCCCCGGAGTGCCGCCTGGCCCCTTCCCGCCAGGCGCACCCGGAGCGGCGCCTCAGCTTGCCGGTCCCGGAGCAGTTCCAGCGCCTGGCGCGCCGGCAGCTCCTCCGGCGCCGGCCCCCAATCCTGCCACACCGACCACACCGACGGGCGTCCCGATGATGGGCGCCATGGGTCCGAGGCCTGCAGCATGAGCCGAGTCCGGAAGCGAAATATCCTCGTGCGGCCGTGCGACTCCGCCGCGGCGCGCTCGAATTGGGAGCGCATTTTCGGCAGCGACGAAGCGATCGCGGCGCGGCGGAAGAAAGCGATCGCACAACAGCGTCGTCGGCACGCTGCGCCAAAGATCGACGGGCTGCAGATCATCCCAGACACACACAAACCGTTTTATTCGAACGCGCTCGACTGCCAGATCTCGAGCCGCTCACAACTGAAGCAGACCCTTGCCGAGCACAACGCACGCGCGGACGGCCGCCGGGTGCATCGGCTCGAGCAGGCTTAGCACTTTGTCGCAAAGTCTAAAACTCTTGGGAAGGAGCCCCTCATGTTTGGAATTCTAAATCTCGCCATGCGCCTGTTTCGCCCTGTGTTTGTGTGCTTCAACGAAGACGACGGCGCCGGCGGTGGCGGAGGTGGCGGCGATGACGACGGCCGCGTTGACGATGACGTGAACGAAGACGACGGCGCCCAGGACAACAACGACGACGCGGGCGATGCGCAAAACGACATAGACAACGACGTGATCGGCACTCCAACGCCGGTTGCGAAGAAGCCGGCCGCGGCCGCTGCTCCTGAGGATCTCGAAATCCCTGAGGCGCTGCGCCAGCGTTACGGCGGCGCGACGCGTCTCTCCGAGCTGCACCGGAATTGGGAGACGCAGACCAATAATCAGCGCGCCGCTTACGAGCGACAGATGCAGCTCGTCGCGAGTGCCATCAAGCTCATGAAGCAGGGTGCGAGCGCGGACGATGCCGCGGCCGCGGCGATCGCCGGCGCCGGCGGACAGCCTGGCGCGCGGCAGCAGCAGCAGCGGCCGGCAGCCGCGGCAACTGCGGCCAATGATTACTACGGCTTTGCGAGCGCCGCGGAATACCAGGCCGCGCTCAAGGCCGATCCGCAGGGCACTCAGTGGAAAGTGCTCGCGCATCAGATGCGCAATCGTCCGGAGATGCGCGAAGCGTTGCGCGCGATGGCCGAGGAGATCTATGGCCCGCAGTTCCAGCAGCTCCAGGAGAGCGAGCAGCAGCGCCAGGCGCGCGAGCAGGCCGAGGCTCAACAGCGCTTCGAGGGGCACATGTACACGCTCTCGGAGAAGCTCATCAAGTCCCGCCCGGACTTCGCACCCGGCGGCCAGTATCACGACGCGTGGGCGAAGTGGTGGAACGACAATTGGCAGGAGCAGTGTTACCTCGCGCAGCGGAATCCAAAATACGATCCGTACGAAGCGGGGGCACGCTGGGTGCTAGGCGAGATTGCACCGGCTCAAGTGGCGGCCGCACAAAAGCGTCAGAAGCAGATTGGACAACAGGCAGCGACGGCCCGACCAGGATCCGCGGCTCCGGTTGTTCAGAAGAGGGCGACGAATCTACGCGAGAGTATCGCGCAGGCTGCAGCCCAGGCCCGAGCAAGTGGGCAGGATCTGACAGATGAGGATGTGAAAGCCGCGGAGCTCGCATTCAGCAAGTTCGGGCTCTGAAGCCCGACAATCTTAAACCGGATTCGTCCGAGGGAAGGCGGACGGCCAGGAGGACACCATGGCCGTTACGTCGTTTTCCGTCGCAGTCATTAACAATCGCCTGAAGGATCGAGTCAACGACCAGATCCTCAAGAGCAACCGCTTCATTCAGTACGCGAAGAAACACGGCTGCTTCAAGTGGCTGCAGGGCGGCGACGCCGTCGAGTTCTATGTCCGGTACCAGGAGAGCGGCCTCGGCGCTCGCGCGGTGTCGGACTTCACCGAACCGCAGGCCGAGACGATCGACGACTACAAGGCGCTCGAGATGCCTTGGTGTCGTTACGCTCGCGCCCTGGCGAGCTCGAAGTTCCAGGAGAAGCGCGCGAAGAACGCCAACGCCGCGGACACCAACTGGAACTATGTCGCGCTCCAGATGAAGTCTTTCCTGCAGCAGTTCATGAATGTATTCGGCAGCGACATTTACGGCACCGGTGCGCGCCAGACGTCACGCAACGACGTCGGCGATCCGATCACTGGCCTGGGCGGCTGGGTCGACAACGACAACACCGTCGCCGGCGAGAACTCCGCGACGTCGACCTGGTGGCAGGCGAAGGTCGAGACGGAGGCCGATTTCTTCGGAGACGACATTCTCTCCGATGAACCGAACGGCCTGAAGACGATGCGCAACGCTTGGAACGACGCGAGCGTTGGACAGCAGAGCGGCAAGGGCACCAACGAAAGCTTTTCGGACGTGCGGGAGGAACCGTCGCTCACGATCTGCGACCAGACCTCCTACGAGAAGTACGAGAACAGTCTGCACGGCCGCGATCGCATCATGACGGATTCGCCGGATGCGTCCTACAAGACGCTGACTTTCAAGCGCAAGCCGATGGACTGGGACACGTTCTGCACGGCAAACACGATGTACATGCCCAACCTCGACCACTGCGAGATTCACTGCACAGAGTCGAGCGACCAGCTCATCGGCACGTACGGCGAGGACATGACGGGGATCATCAAGAAGATCGTGATGGCCACTCAGCTCTGCATGCTGTTCACGAAGCGCGCCAGCTCGGCGCGTGTGGACATCACCGGCTGAGCCTGGATCCGATCGCGAATTCTGAGGACAGAACAGCTACCGCCGGCGGCTGCGCCGGCCAGAAAGACACCCGAGAAAGAAAGGCAAGACAATGAGCGCACTCTCTCTCATCGCCCGGATCGCCGAGATCTTCACGGATGCTCAGGCGGACGAAATCGGCAAAGGCCGCGTGATCGTGGCGGACACGGCCGAGGGCCCCAAGCTCTTCAAGCTGTGCAAGCTGAAGGCGGCGGCCTCAGATCTCAGCGCGGGCATGATCGCCATGATCGACGATCCGAGCGCGCACCAGGTTGTGACGGCCGCCACGCTGCACCAAAAGGCCTTCGGCGGCGCGCGCTGCGCGATGCTGACTGGAGGCACCGCGCCAACGACCCTCACCGCGGGCAACTGGGCATTTCTG